AGCACTGAGGAACTTGAACAACTTGGTCAGATAATGGTGAAGCAGTTGAAGAACCGTTATAACGACTTGTCAGTCTACAAACGTTTCATTGTTGGTATTGACCGTGCTAAGATGCGTTTGTATGACTGTGAACAAACAGCACAAGACAACATACTTGACTCTGGGCAAGAAGAGGAGTATACTCCTGAGGAGGATAAACCAAAGAAATCATTTGAGGGATTTAAATTCTAATGACTAAGCGCATTAACTTTGAACGATACGAACACTTTGTTGACGCAGTAACCAGCGATGCTTCTAAAGATTTTGTTTCGCTTGCTGACCGTCTTGTTGAACTTGATGGAAAGGGTGCCAATATTGAGCGTCTTTTTACTGCTGGTGTTGGGATCAATGCTGAAGGTGGTGAGTTTCTTGAGATTATCAAGAAGATGGTATTCCAAGGCAAACCTTGGAACGACGATAACCGAGAACATCTTATTATTGAGTTGGGTGACCTTCTCTGGTACGTAGCACAAGCAACCCAGGCACTTGATATTTCTTTCGAAGAAGTTATTGAGACCAATATCAAAAAACTTGAAAAGCGATATCCTGGTGGACAGTTTGATATCTACTATTCTGAAAACCGTGCCTCTGACGACCGATGAAAACCGTAACTATCACAATGGATGCTCGCCAAGCAGCAGCAGTCCGACAGTCTCTGTTTGCAGACACTAAAGTCTACACTTACGATCCTAAAGCAGTTCCTGAACGTGTAGTTGATATTCGCAGTGTTATTGTGGATATTGATGAACAACTTGAAAAGGAAGAAGTTGAGTGTCAGGATGATTGTCCACCAGGCACTATTTACATTAATGGTGAGTGTGCTGAACTTGGTGGATAAATAATCCAAAAGGATAATGGCATCATTATCACCTACTGAACTTAAAAAGAGGAATAACTTTTCCCTTTTCAAAACAAGAATAGCAACCAGACAAAACTTTACTCTTGCCGATGGAAACGGTCAAAAAGTAAAGGTAGATCCCAGTGTTGCTAAAAACATAAAGTCAGTCGAAGATCTTGTAGAGCAATATGCTGTTGGTAACAGTATTATTCTTCCCACTACTATGAATGGTCAAGTTCGACTGACTCAGTTGTATAAAGACTCCATATTTTCTGGTAGAACACAAAATACAACTGCTGCTGAAGACTTTGAAGTTAGAAGTATCAGAGAGAGTCTTACAAAGATAAAAGAAAAATTAGGTAGTGACTTCGTTAACTTGCAGATAGGTAAAAACACATACCAGGTAGTTAACGTAGAGAGCACTCCAGGAACACCCAAGTCAGATTTCCATTTTAGAGATATTAATGGAAACATGGTTGGATTTGTTTCACATAAAGATGGCTCTGGTCCTACTGCTATTCAGCAGTGGGGTGGTATCACACAAAGGGGTGAGCCTGTGCTGGCAGCACATCCAGAAACCATGGCATTTGTTCAAACCTGTCAACAGTTGTTTCCTAATGGTATCCCTCCTGCTACAACTGTTGCCAGAAAGATTACAGATAATCGTCTGAAAATGATGGCAGTCTATGGTAATGCATATGGTGGTGGACCAAGCATTCAGAATGTTGATATCCTTCTTCAAGGTAGGATAACTCTTCAAGCTATGTCTGCTAACAAGTTTAGACTTGTAGCAGCAGCTCAAACTCATAAAAATGGTGAAGCAATAACTGGTCCTAACGAACCTGTGTTTATGTGTATATACAAGGGTGATAGAAACAATTATGGTATAAAGGGTGCTAGACTGGTTATAAGCGCAAAAGGTGGAAGACGAATTAGTCGTTATGTCTGATTACATCAAACAACTCATTAAAGACTATAATGGCAAGGACTATGGAGAGTTCGCTTACTATGTTTATTCTGTCATCACTAAAAAGTGTGAGGGCAAACAGAAAGATAAATATATAAAAATACGAAATGATGTTTTGCGTTACATTGGTAACAACAAAGCATCTATTAGTGTAGAACTCAAGAAGTGATGAAAAGTTTTTTCCAGTTTATTACTGAGTCCGCATCTCAGCAGGCAGCACGCATG